GCTCCCCAGCCAGCACAGGCTGCTCCTCAAGTTACAGAACAGGCTGCTCCTGAAGCCGCCCCTGTAGCACAAGAGGCGCCTGCTGAATCAGGTCCTTCTAGCGACAAAGCACAAGACATTCTAGCAATGATTCGTGCAAGACAAAACGCTAGTTAAGTCATTTGAGGGGGAGGGTATCCTCCCCCATTTTGATAGGAGATTTTTGAAATGACATTACCAGACGAAAGATATAGGGCTCTCAAGCAGGGCAAAAAATTATTAGAAGAACTTTGCGATCCAGGTAAAACTCCTAGAGTACCTTCACTTATCAGAGACAGGGCTCGCGGAGCACTGAGGCATTACCCAAGCGATTATGATTTAGATCATATGGCAGAGCAATGCCCAGAAATACTTGACAAGTTAAATTATTCTGATAGACTAAAGCAAACTAACCGATAGGAGATATTGTGGCTAAACCATTTGACGTTTCTAAATTTAGAAAAGATATAACCAAGTCCATTGAGGGACTGTCAGTAGGATTTAATGATCCAACAGATTGGATCTCAACAGGATCATATGCACTCAACTATCTTATCTCAGGTGACTTTCAAAAAGGTGTACCTCTAGGTAAGGTAACTGTGTTTGCAGGTGAATCAGGCGCAGGCAAATCATACTTTGCCGCAGGCAACATTGTTAAACATGCACAAGATCAGGGTATTTTTGTAGTCTTAATCGACTCAGAGAATGCACTTGATGAAGCATGGCTACATGCTTTGGGTGTAGATACTAGTGAAGATAAACTTCTCAAGTTAAGCATGAGTATGATTGATGATGTGGCTAAAACAATTTCAACTTTTATGAAAGATTACAAAGCAATGGAAGACGGAGAACGTCCTAAAGTTCTTTTTGTAATCGATTCATTGGGTATGTTGTTGACTCCAACTGACGTTGACCAGTTTGATAAAGGTGACATGAAAGGTGACATGGGTCGTAAACCCAAGGCACTGACTGCACTTGTTCGTAACTCAGTCAATATGTTTGGTAGTTACAACGTAGGCTTAGTAGCAACTAATCACACTTATGCATCGCAAGATATGTTTGACCCAGATGATAAAATCTCAGGTGGTCAAGGATTCATCTATGCATCAAGTATTGTAGTTGCTATGAAAAAGATGAAACTAAAAGAAGACGAATCAGGAAATAAAATTTCTGATGTCAGAGGTATCCGTGCAGGTTGTAAAGTAATGAAGACTAGATATGCAAAACCTTTTGAGGGTGTGCAAGTTAAGATTCCTTACGAAACAGGCATGAATCCTTATTCTGGACTAGTAGACTTGTTTGAAAAATCAGGCCTGCTAAAGAAAGAAGGCAATCGTCTTACTTACATTGCTGAAGACGGTACAGAAATCAAACAATTCCGAAAGCCATGGGAAGCAAACGAAAACGGATGCTTAGATTTAGTCATGGCACAATACTCGACTGTGAAAACTCAACAAGAGGATATAAATATCGATGTTGAAGAACTAGCAGAAGAGGGAGTTGAATGAATTTACAAGACTTAGCAGAAATTTGGGCTTTAATCAAACCCAGTATTAAAGATGGTGATCCTAGTGAAGCGGCTGATCTTTTAGTTAATCACTTAATTGATATTCAAGGACATGCTCCAGGAGAAATCAAAAAGATGTTTGGAGCAGATTCAGATGTAAGAGAAGCACTTTCGTATTTTTCTACAGAAGAAGATGAAGAAGATTATGATGAAGATGACGATTATGAGGAAGAGGAATTAGACTTCTAATTTATGAACTGGTATACAAGAATCACACACAATCTTGCAGTAATACCTGACTTTATTGCTCATTATGAAAACGAGTTAACCTCTGCAAAAAATGACGTTAGAGTATATGGTATTGTTGAAAAACAAATATCAGCACTTCCAGGAGTAACTGAGCATCGTTTCAATCAATTACAAGAGATTGAAGCGGTGCTCAACTATCTTAATATCCAACTAAGAAAAATTCGTAGAAAACACTTCCAAAAATATTTGGAAGCCTACAACAGAGCATTAACTAGCCGTGATGCAGAAAAATATGTAGACGGTGAAGAAGAAGTTATTGACTTTGAATACTTAATCAACGAAGTTGCATTGTTACGTAATCGATATCTAGGTATAATGAAAGGTATCGATGCTAAACAATGGCAACTAGGTCACATTGTTCGATTACGTACTGCTGGCATGGAAGATGTCACGGTATCGTAATGGAATTTAAATGCCGAGCGCCTTGGGAAGGCTTATTCGTAAATCCAGACGGTGACTTAAGAGTATGCTGTGGTGGCAACTCACTTGGCAATCTTAATAAAAACTCATTACAAGAATTATTAAAAGCAGGTCCTTTAGCAAAACTTAGAGAGGACATGCTTACTAAAGGATCATCAGATTATTGTACAAGTTGCCATGATCAACATCAACGTACTGGCAAAAGTCTTAGAGATTTATATAATGAAATTGATGATGAACTACAAGAAGATAAGTTTATACCCAAATCAGTAGATATAAGATGGCACAACACTTGCCAACTAAGATGTAATTATTGCAATCCTGAATGGAGTAGTGCATATGCATCTTGGAAAGGAATAGATATTAAAGTTTCTGAAACCCAATGGCAAGACGAAGTTTTACAGCATATTAAAGACAACACTACCCGATTACATGATATTCAAATGTTAGGTGGTGAACCTTTACTATTACGAGAAAATATTGATTTGCTAGAATTAGTAGACGATCAAACTAGAGTAGGTATTGTTACTAATTTGTCTGTCAAAAATATTGAAGATTTACCTGTTTATAAAAAGTTAGTTGAACTAGACCACAGAGTTGCTTGGCTTGTTAGTTTTGAAAACATCGGAGATCATTTTGAATATGTTAGACGCAACGCTACTTGGTCTTTAACTGAATCCAATTACAAAAAATTAAAGGAATCTATTTCATCTCCGATTGGCGTACATTTTACTTACACACTTATGAGTGCATTTACATTAGTAGATGTGTTTGATTGGTTGTATAGTATTGATCCTAATCCAAACAATAATACTTCTTTTATATCTACCTTAGACCATCCTCCCCACCTTGACTTAATGAACTATCCAAAAGAAATAAAAGAAAAGGCAATAGAACAAATAGATATAGTCCAAACCAAATATAAAGATTATATTAATCAAAAAACAGCAATAACATTAGAAGCATTAAAAAAGGAAATTAGTAATCGGTTAAAGTACCACAATATTCGTGTTATGAAGGATTTTACCAAAGAAGTCATATTGCTAGATGAAGACCATCCCAGCACATTTGCAGAACTTTGGCCGTTCGCTGATCAGATCATACGTAAGTACTTGAATTGATTAGGTTTGTAAGTCATTGATTTCCTTAGATATCCAAAAAAAGTCGAAAAAATCACAAAAAAACTGGTAAAAAGGCTTGACTTTACCCCTCTGAGGGCTTACAATATTATATATTGACACTGACACAGAGGGAAAGTTATGACTTCAATCGCTACTGACTTAAACGTTGCTGACATCCACGTAGAGGCTCTTCAGGCCGCTAAAAAAGCAGAATCAGATTTTATCGCACAGTACGGCGAACCGTTCTACTGTGGCTTTGCTTGGGTAGATGTCTACGGCGTTCGTTCTAACAGCAAATTGGGCAAAGCCCTGCAGGCTGTTGGGTTTGATCGTTCAACCTACAGCAAGTCTCTCAGACTTTGGAACCCAGGTGGTTCCTTCACTCAGTCAATGGATATCAAAGAAACTGGGGCCCGAGCATATGCTAAGGTCCTTCAGGATCATGGTATTCGGGCTTATATGGGTTCACGGGCCGATTAAAAAAGGTTGACATTGGTTCCAAAATCCATTATAATTATATCTTTAACACACACTTCACTGACACGGAGCAACATATGACTACAGTAACTATCAAGTTCGGCGAATACAGAAATCAACCTGTAATCGATCAGCAATTCACCCTAGTTAAGGGCTTTCAACAAGGTAAGCGAGGCAACTACATCACTGTCAAAAATGACGGTCAGTTCCCTCATGTTCAAATCGAAAATGTCAAGGTTAAGGTCAACACCATTAACGACATTGTATTCACAGGCGGAGCACCGATTATGGCTAATGATGCTATTGGCTTTCAGGTTCAAGCACCAGTTGAAACTGATGAAGAAGCAATGGATCGAATCAAAACAAGATTCGACATCTTGGACGATATGTCTAAGGCTACTATCAATGGCGATATTCGTGCTATGATCGTATCAGGTCCTCCTGGTGTAGGTAAGTCATTTGGGGTCGAATCTCAACTAGAACAGGCTACTCTGTTCGATCAAATTGCAGGACGCAAGATCCGCTATGAGGTTGTCAAAGGTGCTATGACCGCACTAGGCTTGTATGCAGTTCTTTACAAGTACTCAGACGAAAAAAACGTTTTGGTATTTGATGACTGTGACTCAGTATTCCAAGATGACCTTGCACTCAACATTCTTAAAGCGGCACTTGACTCAGGCAAACGCAGAAAAATCTGCTGGAACTCTGACTCTAGTCTGTTAAATCGTGAGGGCATCCCAAACTCATTTGAGTTCAAGGGTAGTGCTATCTTTATCACTAACTTGAAGTTTGAACACCTCAAGTCTAAGAAATTGCAGGATCACTTGGAAGCACTTCAGTCACGTTGTCACTTCCTTGATCTGACTATCGACACCGAGCGTGATAAGATGTTGCGTATCCGTCAAGTTGACAGAGACGTTGATGGTGGTTTGTTTGCAGACTATGATTTCAACGAATTCATGTCTGATGAAATCTTTGATTTCATGGCCGAAAATGCAACTAAGTTGCGTGAAATTTCTATGCGTATGGCGTTGAAGATTGCAGACTTGACTAAAGTTAGTGCTACTAACTGGCGTCTGCTTGCTGAAAGCACTTGTATGCGTAGGGTCTAAGTTTAACTCTGTGTCAGGAGTTGGGGCGGCTTCGGTCGCCCTTTTTTTACCGTTTTAATTGATTTAATAGTTAAGGTTCTATATAATAGTGAATATGTTTACTAGCAAAGAACAAGTCATTTATTTTATGTTATCGACTCAGACTGGGTTGGCAGAACCCAACATAAGCCTAAGTCACTATGACTATAAATTCATTGCTAATCTACAATACTTGACCCACGACAAAAAAGAAATCACATCTAATCAAGCCGCATTGTTTGATAAATTGATTAGCAAGTATCAACGACAATTTGCTAAAGCAGGCTATGAAAAAACTGAATTAAAAAAGTTACCTTGGAAGTGTGACATCATAGAAAGTCTGCCCCAGTACACAAACGCTAATGTCGATTATGATTCGGTAGACAATTGCTTAACTATTAAGGTTCCTTTTAAAAAGGACTTTATTAATCAATTTAGAAATATACCTCATAATCAATGGCAATGGCAAAAGGCAAAGAAAAGGTACGAGGCAAAATTCAATACGTTTAATTTAAAACTTGCAT